TTCATTTGCAGCAGGTGTCATTATTGGAGATCGGTTGGCAGGGAGATGAGATGTCGCAAGATTTAAAAGAAATTATTAAACAAGAATACAAAAAATGTGCAACCAATCCTGCATATTTTTTGTCTAAGTATTCTTACATTCAACATCCAACCCGTGGTCGGATGTTGTTTGATTTGTACCATTACCAAAAAGATGCACTGAAAGATTTTGACAATCATGATTATAATATTGTACTCAAGGGTCGGCAGATTGGTATTTCTACATTGGTTGCTGGATACTCACTGTGGCTCTTGTTATTTCACCGAGACAAAAATATTCTCGTTATTGCCACCAAACAAGAAACTGCAAAGAACTTGGTAACGAAAGTACGATTCATGCATCAAAATCTTCCTGTGTGGCTACGGGGAAGTGTAACTACTGATAATAAACTCTCCTTACAGTTCGCAAACGGATCACAAATTAAAGCAGTGGCAAGTAGTAAAGATGCGGGTCGTTCTGAGGCACTGTCTCTCCTTATTCTTGACGAGGCCGCATTCATTGACGATGCAGAAATTATTTGGACAGCTGCATCCAGTACGTTATCTACGGGTGGTAAAGCCATTCTTTTATCCACCCCAAATGGCATTGGTAATTTTTTTCATAAGATGTGGCAACAAGCAGAAAATAAATCAAATGGATTTAATCCCATTCTCCTAGATTGGCGGGTCCATCCAGAACGTGATCAAGCATGGCGTGATCGTCAAACAGAATTAATGGGTGAAATGGAAGCATCTCAAGAACACGATGCATCCTTTATTTTCTCGGGTAACACAGTTATACCGCCGGATATTATTGAGTTTTATAAAAAGACTTATGTGCAAGAACCCATCTCCAAACAAGGATTTGATGGGAACTTATGGATCTGGGAATATCCGTTGGCTGGAAAATCGTATGTAGTATGTGCTGACGTTGCACGAGGTGACGGCGAAGATTATTCTACTTTCCATGTTATTGACGTTGAAAAATCTGTACAAGTTGCCGAATACAAAGGAAAGGTGGAAACAAAACAATTCGGTAATATGTTGGTATCTATCGCCACAGAATACAATGATGCACTATTAATACCTGATAATAGTTCTATTGGATGGAACTGTATTCAACAAATTATTGATCGGGGATACAGAAATCTTTTTTACATGTCACGAGATTTACAATATGTAGACGTAGAACATCAGGTAACGGGTAGATATGCTCGTGATGAACGAAACATGGTACCAGGCTTCATGATTTCCCAACGCACTCGTCCATTAATCATCGCTCGACTAAAAGAATATATGTTGGATAACTCGTTTACAATTCGGTCTGGACGGATGATTGCTGAACTAGAAACATTTATTTGGAAAAACGGTCGTCCAGAAGCATTGCAGGGATATAATGACGATTTAGTGTTGGCGTTGTGTATTGGACTATGGGTTCGTGATACAGCCTTACGATTACGAATGGAAGGAATAGAATTGACAAAAATGGCGTTGGATAAAACATCGTATAACACTGTTCCCTTCGTACAACGTGGTGGATTACAAGAAAATCCCTATGAAATGCCCATCGGTGACGACCGGACAGAAAATATCAGTTGGTTGATTGGATAATTTTGTAGTATTAGGAAACAGAGTTATATTTATATATTGATATACTTTATCTACTCTACGGAGATTTGTATGAAACGTAGTGAATTAGAAGAAATTATTATGGAAGAAATTTATAAGACACTGCACGAAGAACGTCTTATGAACGAACATGTACTTGACGAAAAATCCGTTCCAGAACCATATGATAGAAAAAATCGTCGTAGAATGAATAGATCACAAATTCTTCGTAGAGACAAGATAGGAAAAGCTATGAAGAAAAATAAAAAAATTGTTGCAAAATTTAAAAAGCAATATGGTAGTGAATGGATAGATTATTTATGGGCAACCGCAACGCATAACGCCATTAAGGGCGGAGAATAAATATGATTAGAATGATGGGATTAGTGGACTTACGTCCTATAAAAACATTACGAAGTACCGTAGATATTGAAGAAGCGTTGGATCCGGTTGGAAAAGAAGATAGTGATGTTGATAATGATGGAGATACGGATAAGTCAGACGAATATTTAAAGAATCGTCGTGATGCAATTTCCAAGAACGTTGACGAAGATTCTGCCCGTAACCAACTAATGGCAACGATAGTGAAGTGGAAGGGCGAAGATGGAAAAGATCATGAAGCAACATTAAAATCCATCTACGGTAGCCCACAAACGTATCCAAAGGGATCTCCAGCTCGTCGTGCAGCAGACCAAATTTACGCACGTGCCAAGAATCCACAACAAGCACGTCCAGCACGAACATTTGCACCACCAAGAAAGTCCAGTAAATATAATTTTAGACCTGGTACAGATGACGAGTTTGAATATGAAAGAGACAAACGTGGTTTGTGGGGTGCTGATCTTGACGAAACGATTACTGAAGACGATAATCCACAGCCATCTAATGACCATGAAGTGTCGATGGCAAACAATTCATTAGATATTATTATTCAAAGTGCTAATGAATTAAAAACTAAATTAGGACAAGAAGAAAAAGATATTCCTGCGTGGATTCAAGATCATATCACAAATGCCGCTAATTTCATTCAACAAGCAGCAAATAATTATCACGAGTACAATACGCCTGACCAACCACAACCTGATCAACTGGAACAAGAACCAATGAACGAAAAGGCTCCAGAAGGTTGGGAAGGTACTGTCAAGGCAATGAAAAAACATAAAGAAATTGACAACCCTTGGGCACTTGCATATTACATGAAGTCCAAGGGATATAAATCCCACAAGAGCGAATAATATGGAACAGATTGCAAAGTTTCTTGGCACTTTGATGTCAAGTCGGACTCAGGCACACATCTTTCATCTTCAAACTCCATCATTTGCTGCACATAAAGCGTTAGATGATTATTATAGTCAAATTACTGACTTGATTGATTCGTATGCAGAAATGGCACAAGGTCGGTACGGGATTATTCGTGGATACGTCATGCAAGGTCAAATTTTTGAAGACGACACGGCAATTAAATATTTTGGCGGTTTGCAGAAGTTTGTGGACGGTATTCGCGGTTCTCTTCCACAAGACGGTGAATTGAATAATACCGTAGATGAAATTTCAGGATTGATATCCAGTACATTATATAAACTTAAATTCCTCAAGTAAAATGAAATACAAAGAATTTTACGAAGATATCTGTCGGTGTGATGAAGGATGTGGATGCGAAGAAACTACCAATGAATACACGGGTGATACGTTTAGTGCCCCCCAACCAGATTTTGATACGTATTCAACACACAATCCCGACCCACATAAAAAGAAAATTGAAGAGTTGGTAGCATTATTAGAAAAGAATGTTCCAACAAGTCCTGATAAATGGGCAAAAGCAAAAGCCGCAGCTCGTGCTAAATTCAAAGTGTACCCTTCCGCTTACGCCAATCTCTGGGCAGCTAAGAAATATAAAAGTATGGGTGGTGGATGGAAGAAAGGAAAGAAGTGATTAAATTAGTTGATATTATTTTGGAAAAGTGGACAAAGAAATATAAAAAGTCCATTAATTGCAGCAGTCCCAAAGGGTTTTCCCAACGAGCTCATTGCGCTGGTCGTAAAAAACGGAAGCGTGGGGGCACAACAAAATCCAAATCTGTATGATTAGTCTCACTGAATTGTTGGAAGACGTAGTAGAAGAACTTGACGAAAAATATAAAACCAAGGGTAACTTGGGCAAATGGCTTCGTCAAAAATGGGTGGATATTTCTCGTAAAGATAAAAGTGGGAAGCATCCACCGTGTGGCGCATCTGCGGGTAAAAAGGAACGGAAGGGTGGTTCTGCGAAATATCCGAAATGTCGTCCAGCTCGTTCAGCGGCAGCAATGAGCAAGGGTGAAAAACGATCAGCAGTTGTTCGTAAACGTAAAGCGGGAAATCCTGGCGGGAAACCTACGATGGTCGCAACATATAAAAAGAGTTAATACTATGGATAATATTAATGAAGCTTGTTGGGAAGGATATAAGCAGGTGGGAATGAAAGAAAAGGGTGGTAAGATGGTTCCCAATTGTGTCCCCTTAGACGAAAGTTGTATATATGACGGTGAATTTTGTCCTGCATGTCTTGCCAAGTATATCTTAGAAAACAAAAAAGCAGGATACTTAGAAGAAGCCGAATACCAAGGACGCAAGGTTCCTTTAGGTAAACCAATGCGCGGCGATGTAAAAAAATTCAAAGTATTTGTCAAAGACCCCTCGACAGGCAATGTCAAAAAGGTTAATTTTGGCGATAAGACTATGAGAATTAAAAAGTCTAATCCTGCTCGTCGCAAGTCATTCAGAGCACGTCACAATTGTTCTAATCCTGGTCCACGAACAAAAGCAAGATTTTGGTCGTGCAAAAAATGGTAAACTACTATGAATGATCTAACACTAACACAACTTATACAAGAAATTCTTGACGAAGAATCAGAAACGGCCAAAAAAGCAAAAGCTATGGGATTGACCTACATGAAATTTGGTCGTTGGGGCAAGGACGGTAAAGTTACCCACACAACACAAAACGGAGTTCTGACTCCTGCAAAAACAAACGCCGTAGGTACTAATCCTACCGCAGGTACGACGACACCTACGCCAATGAATAAAGTTCAGACCCCAGCAACTTCTCAACAACCAACTATAAAATCTCCG